AACCAGATATAATAATTTGCGTTAATGACATAGGGTGTGAAATAAAAGAGTGTGATATTTGGGCAACACTTCACCCAGAGAAATTAGGCGCATGGATAAGCAAAAGAAATGACAATGGTTATAAATTACCTGAAAAGATAGTTTCTTTTAAGCGTGTAGAGTATGTTAACACAATATTAGACTATAGGTGGACTGGCTCAAGTGGTAGCGGTTCAAGCGGACTTTTTGCGGTTAAGACGGCGTTATCATTAGGATATAATAAAATAGTATTGTGCGGAGTTCCTATAAATAAAGAAAGTCATTATTTCTCAAGCAAAGCATGGAGCGAATGCGATTCTTTTAGCGGCACATGGCGAGAACAACAGGGCATATTAAAAAAGTACGTTCGTTCGATGTCTGGTTATACTCGTGACCTTTTAGGTTATCCAATACCATCATTCTTTGATTGATATAATTATCACATAATAAATATTTGCTCTTGTATTTATACAACAACTGTGTTATTTTAACAACAGTAGCTGTAAGTATTTTGCTTATGGCGTTTCATGGCGGAAAGCCGAAATCAAGCGGAAAGCAAGGTTTTGAAAAGAAAGGTACATAAATATGACTGGCTTAAATTTGGAAGTTGATAGTTTAGATGGAGTTGCAGAAAACTTAAGAGGATTATACGAGAACGACAACGGAAAGTTTCGTTTAAAAGTAGACGGGTTGGAGGACGTTAGCGGATTAAAAAGCGCATACAAAAAAACGACTGAAAACTTTAAGAGCTTAGAAAAGGAAGCAAACCAATATAAAAAGTTGGGATTAACTCCAGAAGAAATTCTAAAGCTTAAAGAATCTTTTGACAAAGCAGAAAACGAAAGACTTTCAAAGACAGGCGATTTTGATACTTTGAAAAAGCAAATGGAGGAAAACCACGGCAAAGAAATTCGTACACGAGAAGAGAAGATTTCTTCTTTAATGTCACGAATTAAAGATGCCGAAGTTTCTCAAGCAATTGTTGAACTTAAGGGAATACCTGATTTGCTATTGCCAATTATAAAAAATCAAATTGAGCTAGTAGAAGAAAACGGAAAGCTTGAAACTATTGTTAAGGATAAGGACGGTTCAACCCGCCTTAACTCAAAAAACGACAAGATGACCGTAAAGGAATTATTAACCGAGCTAAAAAACTCGGATATATTCGGGAGGGCATTCGAAGCAAGCGGAGCTACAGGGACGGGCGCATCAAGCGCAGGTAAACCTTCAATTAGCTCTTCTGGCAAAAAGTTAACCGAGATGACACACGAGGAGCGCACAGCTCTTCTTAAATCTCAAAAAGGGAAATGATTGAAAGGATTATAAAATATGGTTGGTTTAACTGACATGAAAGTACTTTCTTCTCAAGGTTACGAGATGATGAGCGAAATGCTCGCACAGTACCTAGAAGATTTTAATACAGCGACAGCAGGTGCATTTGTTATGTCAAGTGCTAGAACTGCTGGCGATAGAGAAGTAATTGCAGACTTTAAGCGCATAGCGAATTTGGCAAAACGTAGAAAAGCTTACGACGATTCAACAGCTATTAGCTCAACTAAAATTGAACAGAGGGAAAAAGTTGCTGTAAAAGTTGGCGGTAGAACAGACGAAATTTTGTTCACTAAAAACCAGTTTACATGGCTACAACTTAACCCAGACGAAGCTGATTCATTGATTTCTCAACAGTTGGCTCAAGCTATGTTTCAAGACATGGTCAATACTTCTTTGGCTTCAACTCGTGCAGCTATGGTTCAAAATGGTAGTGCTGTTGGTTATACAGTGCCATCAAACGGCGAGGCTTCTTTATCTGCATTAGTCAGCGGTGCTGCTAAATTTGGTGATAGAGCGCAAGACGTAAAAGTATGGGTTACTCATTCAAAGCCTATATTTGATATTTACCAAACTGCTTTAACAAATAGCTCACAACTATTCAACATTGGCAACGTTCAGGTTCAGCAGGACGGTTTCGGCAGACGTTTTGTTATTACTGATTCACCTGCTTTGGCTACGGGTTCACCTCTTGACTATTATATGCTTGGTCTTACTGACGGGGCGATTACAGTTAAGGACGAGGGAACATTCGACGAGAATCTAGTTCGTTCAAACGGTGTAGAGAATATCCAAAACTCTTACCAAGCTCAATGGGACTATACTCTTGCGCTTAAAGGTTACAGCTTCTCAAAATCAATCGCATCTCCTACCGATGCCCAATTGATAACTGGCTCTAACTGGACTAAATACGCAGAAAGTGACAAGTTCACCGCTGGCGTTTACGTTAAGGCAAGATAACTTTAATGTGGGGGAGCTTAAAAACTTCCCCACTTTATAAAAGGTATTACAATGCATATTATTATTATTCATAACCACGATATATGTAACGCTCAGAGGCAAGCAAGAGAGTTCAAGAACGATTGCACTTCTTTTCTTGACGAGCGTGTTTTCGATGGTGTTACTCCAAATTATGATAAGGCTGTAATCTGTTATGATGTTCAAAACAGAGATTTGTTCAAAGATTTCAACTTATTGGAAACAAGGAAAGTTACCGAAATTTCTAATAATGTTATTACAGATTCAGACGGTAACAACGTGGGCAATCAAATAGTTACTTTAAACAACGGTAACATAAAAGTTCCTACTGTTACTATAATCGGAGAGCCAGACTATAATAAATTAGATGGCAAAAAAGAATGTCCTGTTTGCGGTAAAATTTTTAAGCCTATAAATAAAAATCAGGTTTATTGTTCTAAGGAATGCAAAACAAAATGACGTTAATAGTTGAAGATGGCTCTATTGTTGCTAATGCTAATGCTTACGTTGACGTAGCTGACTGTGCCTCATACCACGCAAGCAGAGGAAATGTATTCGCTAGTTCACCTGACGAATTGGCAGAGCAGGCAATTATTAGGGCAACTTCATATATTGACCTATATTACAAGGGGCGTTGGGGCGGACGTAAAGTTGAGCGCACTCAATCGCTTCAATTCCCTAGATTTGGGCTAACCGATGAAGACGGTTTTGAAGTTCCTTATGATGAAGTTCCTAAAGAAATAGTCTCAGCTACTTGCGAGGCTGCACTTATCGAACTAACCACACCCAATTCATTAACTCCTACTTATTCTGGCGGAAGATTAGTTTTATCAAGTTCAGTTTCGGCAGGTGGGGTTTCTTCATCTAAAACTTATTCTGAATCTTCTGAGAGACGTCAGACAATAACGATTATTGAGGACTATCTCAAAAGTTATGCAGAATCAGGCTATAACACAACGGTGTATCGGGCATGAGTACGACAGTTGCACTTATCGCTAAAGAAGCTTTTGACGATGTAGCTCTTGAAATAACAGGCGTTATTAAAACTGGTGTGTTAACTAGGATTGTTTCGACTTCTGTTAATTCTACTACGGGAGAGGTTACAAACACGACAGCCGATTATAATTGTCGCACTCTATTTGGCGATAGGTCAACAATAAAAGATTACTTTGGTGACAGCGAAATCGGTGAGGGTTCAAGGCTATTATATCTTGAGGGTTTAAGCGTAGAACCTCAGAAGACCGACAAACTTGTTAGCGCAAGTTTAACATTAACAATTGAACAAACATTAAATGTTGCCCAAGCCAACGGATTTTATGTGGTGGTGGCGAAATGAGTAGCAACATAAAGCAATTCAAAATTGACCTACAAAAAGGGGTTAATAATACAGTTTCAAAAATGACTTTTATCATAAAAAAAGTGTCTATTGATATTATTAAAAGTGTGATAAAAATGTCACCTGTTGACACTGGACGTTTTAGGGGAAATTGGCAGGTTGGCAAGAATAGCGCAGTTACTACAGTTTTAGAAACATTAGACAAGACTGGAGCAAATACACTAGCTATTGGAATTGGTGAAATAAGCACGGTTAAAATGGGGGATAGCGTATTTATTAACAATAACTTGCCTTATGCTACTTCTCTTGAGAATGGACATTCTAACCAAGCTAGCCAAGGTATGGTAGCTGTTACTTTGGCAAATGTTCAAACGGTATTCGAAAGCAAAAAGCTATGACTATAACATTAAAAGATGAAGTTATAGACATTACAAAATTTTGGCTTGATGCTTGGAAATCAGGAAGCCCATTAGTTGCCATAACTCCAACGGCATTACCTAACGTTCCTTTTGATGCAAAAGACTTAGTGGAGTGGGCTAGTTTAGAAATATTATCAGGTGATATTTTAAGGATAACTTTCGGTTCACCAAGCGACAACACAAATAGACATACTGGAGTTATACGAATTAGAATTAAAGTTAAGAATGACACGGGGATAGCTAGACTTTATGAGTTAGCTTCTTTGGCGGTTGAAAAGCTTAGTTTTAAGACGTTCGATAATGTAACTACAAGAGAGTCTATGCCTAGGTTAACTGGTACTGTTGGACAGTATCAAGAGATGATTATAGACGTGAATTATATAACAGATTATAACTTTTAAGAGGTGAAATTATGACTACTTTTTCAGATGCTTCTTCGGCGCAAATTGCTTATGTTAAAGAAGTAACCGAGGGGGTTACCCCATCAACTCCAGCTTATCAAGTATTACGTTTTACGGGTGGCGTCCCACAATACGAAAAAAGCACAATTACAAGCAACGAAATCAACCCTACACGTAACGTTACTGATAACGTAGAAGTTAGCCGTAGAGCTACTGGCGGATTTAATTTTGAATTTTCTTATGGTACTTTTGATGATATTTTAGAATCTGCTTTAGGCGGTGACTGGACAGCAAATAAATTAAAGAACGGCGTTAAACGTCATTCATTTTCGTTTGAAACTAAATTACTTAATGGCTCAACATATAGTTATATCAGACAAAGAGGCTGTTTAGTAGGTTCTTTGAATTTAAGCATCACATCACAGCAAATTGTAACTGGTTCTATTGAAGTTTTAGGCGTTGGTGGCTCGGCTTCTGCGACTGCTATCGCTGGAGCTACATATACAGCGGCTACAACAACAGGAGTGATGAATGCAGGTACTTCTTTTGATTCTCTTACAATAACAGGCGTTTCACCAAGCCCAACTATTAGGTCTTTGAACATTAGTATTACAAACAACTTGCGTGAACAGGCGGCTGTTGGTAGTGTTGACCTTGCTGGTATCGGTATTGGTCGTTTCGAAGTGACAGGAACGATGGAAGCATACTTTGAAGATTTGTCTTTATACAATGCTTTCCTAGCTCATACAGATATTAACCTTGAGTTCGTAATAGGTAATTCAACAGGGCAAAAATATAAGTTTTCAATACCTAAGCTTAAAATTTCTGGTGAAACTATTGACCCAGCAGGTAATAATCAAGATGTAGTACAGAATATTACTTTCACTGGTCTTTATTCGACAGCAAA